ATAATAATTTGCGGCAATATATGAATGCTTGATTGTCGAAGGACGTAAAAACGGAAAGACAACAGAAACGGCCGCGATTGAAATTGATATGCTTGTAAATGACGGCGAAGGATCGCCGCAAATTTACAACATAGCAACGCAGCGCGAACAAGCAATGCTTGGATTCAACGCCGCACATAAAATGATTAAACAATCGCCGATGTTATCGAAGCATGTGAAGAAAAGGGCATCCGATCTTTATTTTGCTTTGAATTTCGGATTTATAAAAGCGTTAGCGAGTAACACAAACTCGCTTGACGGTCTGGATGTCCATTGCGCAACAATCGACGAATTGGCAGCAATCAAGAATCGTGATTTGTACGATCTTGTGAAGCAGGCAATGGGCGCAAGGGAGCAGCCGTTACTATTTACAATTACGACAAACGGATTTGTTCGGGGCGGAATCTTTGATTCGCAATACGAATACGCAAAAAATATTTTAGAAGGCAAGGCAGAAAACAAGCGTTTTTTGCCTTTTATTTATGAGTTGGATTCCATCGAAGAATGGGACAAAGAAGAAGCATGGGAAAAAGCAAATCCCGGATTGGACACAATCAAAAGCCGCGATTATTTGCGCCAGATGGTCCAGAAGGCAAAGGACGATCCATCGTTCAAGCCTACCGTACTTGTGAAAGATTTCAACATGAAGCAAACGGCCGAAAGTGCTTGGCTTCGTTTTGAAGATCTAAACAACGAAGAAAAATTCGACATGTCACAATTCGGTTATTGTATCGGCGGATTCGATGCGGCGGATTCGGTCGATTTAAACGCGGCCGTTGCCATATTCCAACGCCCAAACGATGAAAACGTTTATGTTAAATCGATGTTTTGGATTCCGCAAAGCGTTATCGATGAACTTGATCGAAGCGGCAACCGGAAAGAGCGCGACAACGCGCCGTATAAATTATGGATAGATCAAGGCTACATGCGCACATGCGAAGGCAACCGATGCGACAAGCGGATTTTCCTTGATTGGTTCCGGGAACTTAGAGATCAGCACGATATTTATACAACATTTATCGGCTTCGATCCTTGGCATGTGTCGGATGATTTGATTCGTGAATTTTCGGCAGAGTTCGGAAAAAATGCAATGATTCCGGTTAGACAAGGAACGATCACGTTATCGGATCCGATGAAGAATCTTGCGGCGGATTTCAAAGCAAAAAGAATTATTTATGATAACAACCCGATCATGAAGTGGTGTTTGATTAATACGGAAGTGAAAACGGACGTGAACGGAAACATCCAGCCGGTCAAGGGGTTAGATTCAAGAAAACGAATCGACGGCGTTGCCGCGCTTATAGATGCATACAAAGTATTGCAGGACAAGCGCGATCAATACGTCAATCTCAATTAAGAGGTATAAAAAGCATGGGTTTATTTAATTCAATCAGAAAAAAAGAAAAAATCGAAACGAAAGTGAATAGTTACTTCCAGACATTGAACGCATACACGCCGACGTTTACAACGTTCGAAGGTTCAATCTATGAAATGGAATTGACACGCGCAGCCGTTCACAATTTCGCAACACATTGTTCGAAATTAAAACCGGAAGTAAAGGGAAGCGGCAATCAAGCATTTGCAAGAATGCTTCAATACAAGCCGAATCCATTAATGGACACAAAAAAGTATTTATACCGGCTTGCGACATGCTATGCGGTAGACAATACAACGATTATAGCGCCATTGCACGATTCATCGTATGAAAAAATTGTCGGCTATTATCCGCTTGCAACAACGAAAGCCCGGATTTTTGATTATCAAGGAATTAAATACATCCGCTACGAATTGGAGCCGGGCAATTATGGCGTTTTCCGTTTGGATGAATCCGGCATCATGAATCAGTTCCAATATAAAAATGAATTGTTCGGAGAAAGCAACCGATGCTTGCAGCCGACAATGGAATTGATACACACCAACAATCAAGGAATTATGGAAGGCGTGAAAAGTTCGGCAACGCTTCGTTTCCTTGCAAAGATTGCGCAGACATTAAAGCCGGACGATCTGGAAGCGGAACGAAAACGATTTGTTGATTCGAATTTCAGCGCATCCAATGCGGGCGGCGTTATGCTTATCGATGCCAAATACGAAGATGTGAAGCAATTGCAAACGAATCAATATACGGTTGACGCGGCGCAGATGTCGCAGATCAAAGAAAACGTTTTTAATTATTTCGGAACAAATGAAAAGATTTTGCAAAATAATTTCACGTCCGATGAATGGGGCGCATATTACGAAGGCAAGATCGAACCGTTTGCGATTGAAGCGTCACTTGTACACACAAACATGACATTCACGCCGCATGAAGTCGCATTCGGAAACGAAATCATTTTCACGGCGAACCGCTTGCAATATGCATCCAACAAAGAAAAGTTAGATATCGTAACACAATTATTCGATCGCGGATTCTTGACGCATAATCAAGGCTTGGAAGTGTTCAATATGGCATCCATCGGAGAGATCGGCGAAAACAGATATATCCGCAAAGAATACGGCCTTGCAGACTATGAGCAAGAACCGAAAGACGCATACACAACAACAGGACCGGAAAGCACGCCGGATCCGGAAGAAAAGGAGGAAGACGGCAATGCCAATATTGCAGGATAGACAATACCGCGCGTTAAACTTTGCAACGCCGCCAAAGGCAGAAAAGAAAAACAAATTCGAATCGGATTGTTATGTCGAAGGCTACGCGGCAAAGTATGAACCATATGTTTTATTTGAAGACGGCGAAACGGCCGTTTATGAAGAATTTTTGCCGGGATGCTTCCGGGATTGTGACATGTCGGACGTGATTTTTCAATTCGATCACGCCGGGAAAGTATACGCCAGAATGTCAAACAATACATTGACAGTTGAGCCGGATTCAACCGGCTTATTTATTTGCGCGGATCTTTCAAAAACAAGCGCATCAAGAAGCATGTATGAAGATATCGAATCGGGCCTTGTGACTAAAATGTCATGGGGATTTTTGCCGGACTTCGAAACACTTGAAATTGTGGAAAGCGGAAATGCAATCACAATCCGACATCATAAAATCAAAAAGATGTTTGACGTTTCCGCCGTTTCACTTCCGGCGAACAATAACACAGAAATTCAAGCGCGAAAATTCGCAGACGGAGCGATCGGCGAATTTATGAAGGAGATTCAGAAGCGCAAGAATCATATAAGAAAAATAAAATTATTATTGGAGGTTTCAAAATGACACGATTAGAAAAAATCGAAGCAAGACTTGCAGAAATCGAAAAGGAATTAAATTCCGAAGAAATGGACGCAAAGACAGAAGAAGAACTCAATCAGATGGAAGAAGAAGTTCGTTCTTTAAAAACCGAAAAAGACGGTATTTTAGCAGCAGCACAGAAGCGCGCATCGATTGAAGCAGCAATCGCAGAAGGCAAAGCAGGCGTTGACATCACGCCGAATTTATTAAACGGAGGTATGACAGAAATGCAGGAAAGAACATTCGACGCAAAATCAGCAGAATTCAGAAGCGCATGGGCGAAGAAGTTACAGGGTCAGGAATTAACAGAAATCGAAACAAGAGCATATGCACAGGCAAATGCAGCCGTTCCGACAGAAGTTTCCGACAAGTTCTTTGAGAAATTAAAGAAACTTGCGCCGATGATTGATGAAATTACTCTTTTAAGAGTTGCCGGAAATGTGAAGTTCTACGCAGAAGGCACAAGAAACGCAGCCGGAAAGCATACAGAGAACGCAGAAATCACAAACGCAGCCGACACAATGGTTTCCGTAACGCTTGGCGGCTTCGAATTTGCGAAACTGATTTCAATTTCTAAGAGCGCGAAAGCAATGAGCGTTGACGCATTCGAAAATTGGATCGTTGACATGCTTGCAGGCGATATCGCAAGAGAAATTGACAATTACATCATCAACGATTCAACAAACGGCATCGCAGCAATTGCATTCGTAACAGGCACAACACAGATCGAAGCAACCGCCGCTTATACATACGGCGACATTATGAATTTAATCGCGCTGCTTCCTGCATCTTATGATCCGGAAGCAAAATTCCTTGTGAACAAGCGCACATTATGGAGCGATGTTCGCGCGATTGTTGATGATAACAAACGCCCGATCTTTGATCCAGAAGCAAAGACAATTTGTGGTTATCCTGTAATCGTTGACGATTATGTATCTTCCGAAAATAAAGGCGTATACCTTGGATATTGGAAAGATGTTGTCGGCAACCTTGCAGAAGATATCACAGTTGAAAGCAATGCAAACAGTGGATTTACACGCGGCGCAATCGATTATCGCGGATTTGCAATCTTTGATTCAAAACCGGCGAAGACAGATGCGATTGTTCGTTTAGTAACAAACGCATAATTTTGTTAGATGCGGCGGCTTGACTTCTCCGACAGTTGGCCGCCGTTTTCTATAATATGGAGGTTTCAAAATGCTTGAGAAAATCAAATTATCAATGAGAATATATCACAACGCTTTAAACGGCGATATCGAAGGAAATATCGAAGCATGTATGCTTGACTTGCGGCGCGTCGGCGTGAATGAAGCACATGCAACGAAGAAATCCGAAGATGCATTGATTGTCAAGGCGGCGGAATTATATTGTAAATGGCAATACGATTTCAACGGCAAGGGCGAAAAATTCATGCAAGCATATGAAAAACTTCGCGACGCAATAAGTCTTTGCGGATCCTATACAGAAAGCGAGAAGGCCGATGTATAACGATATAATTTATTTATTATCGACGCAAAGAACAACAAACGAAGTCGGAGATCAAATCGAAACGATGGTTAAAACAATGCGATTTGCAAAGTTGAAAAGCATCGGACAATCTGAATTTTATCAAGCACAATCAACAGGATTGAAACCGGAAATCAAGTTTGTGCTTGCGGATTATTTGGATTATGAAGGACAAGAAGAAGTCATTCATAACAACTTCCGGTATAAGGTTTTGAGAACTTTCAAGCCGGAAGACAAAAACGAAATTGAAATTGTATGTTATGGCGGCGTTCGTTTGGAGGTTGTGAAAGATGGCGATTCCTAAGAGCGTTACAAAAATAAGCAAGGACGGAAATGTCACATATACGCAAAGCGTGGATCGTGTGAATTATACAATCCGGGAACTAGCACGCGCAGCATTGCGCGACGTTGGGAAATATGTATGCAAGCAATTCCGCATTGCTTATTATGCGCAATTCAAAAGGCATTCCGGAAGGGTTGGCCGCTTTACTCAATATTGGGTAAAGTACAAACAAAAGGACATTGAATTGCAAGTAGGAATGAAACCAAATGCATTTTACGGCGGTTTTCAAGAATTAGGATCATCAAAAACAACAAAGCATGCATTATTAACGCATGCCGTACAAGATAACATTGCAACAATAATCGACATCGAAAGTCAATATCTCTCCGCATTAGAGGATGAAGCGCGCGCTTTGTCACTCATAAGCGAAGAAGATTACGAGGGCGGGGCGGATGAATAAGACAAACGCATTGAGAAAAATCATACAATCAAATATCAATCCGATCATAAAATGTTTTTATCGCGTAGCGGATCCGAAAGCGACTTTGCCGCTTGCGGTTTATGATTTCGAAAATATCGATCTCGGCGATTTGAGCCGGGACGATTTGATTTTGATTGTGGATTTGTGGGATAAAGGCACAGACACTTCCAGAATCGAAGATCTTGCCGATCAAATCGAAGAATTATTCAACGCCGCAAATCTACCGGGCGAAAGCGTCCTTCCGACGTTTTATCGCATCAGTAGAAAGCCGATTGACGATGAAGACAAATCATTGATGCGCAGACAATTAAAATTTCAAATACAAAATTATTATGT